CCATTTTTACTTTTTTAGTATTTTATTAAATTCTTTTATTGCCTTCAAGATTTCCGCATCATTGTTTTTGATTTCCTCAATTATCGGCTGTGGTGCTTCTGCGACCGCAGTGATTTCTTTAACGATTTCAATCTCTAATAAATCCGCTTGAATCCTTTTTATTTCAATCTCCATCAACGCAAAGGTTTCATCGGTAAATTTACCGCCTTTAAACGCTTTCAAGAGTTTCTCTAGCCTGTTTGCTAATTGTTCTTTCTTTACTTCACTCTTTACTGAAATGGTTGGTGTTTCAGGGTTTGCTGCCCATAATACCGCACTACCTTCATAAAGTTTAAGTTCAGTAATTGTTCTTACTCCATCCTTACCTACGCTTGAATTTATTGTAGTAAATCCAATTGAATGCTGATTGATTAAACCTGCATCGTACATCTTCATAATATCTTCGCCTGTTTCGGTCATTACTATCGGAGTAACTGCAATAAGCATATCACCTTCAACGTATAATTGTTCAGGCTTACCTATTACGGCTTCCATTTCAGCACAATGGTCAACTAAAGACCATATCAAGTTTTTACCTGCTGGACCTCTTTCGCTTAAAGTCTTTGTGAATGCTTCAGGAACGATAATATCGTTATCTAAATCTACATTACCTGTTCTTGCCCAAACCGCTTTAACTCTGCGTTGTTCGGTATCTACATCCATTACTTCGTAGCCGATGTCTTGTTTTTCAACAATTAAATCTTTTGATGCGTAAGTTTTCATATTTACAAAGTTATATTTTTTTTTATTATTCAAACAAGTCTGCGATTAAGTTTCCTATTTGCATTCCTACTGCGTTAGTTAATATTCCCCAAATCATTCCGACATTACCTTTTGGTGGGTTATCTTGTAGCTTTAATAGTTTGCCATTTTTATCCCTTTGAGCCTCATAACCTAAAGTACAACGGCAGTTGCAAACATCACCAGCACTTCCACTTGAATCGCACGGATGTAGCATTAAGTCAAAACCGCCTTTCTTATTTTGCAGTTTAAATGTCGCATCCATTGGTATTTTAGTGCCATCCATATTTAGGTGGTCAAATTGGTCTCGTGGAATCCTTCTTGTTCTATTGTCTTTTGCTGCAATCCATTCTTTGACAGTTACCAATCCTGTACTCGTTGCACCAACCATTGAACCAATATTGGCAGCCCTTCCTGTTTCCGTTCTTGCTATTAACTCCGCTCTATAATCAGTTATTCCTGCACCCCTTAATAAAACAATTGTTTCAGGTAGTGTTAAGTTTTGCTCGGCTGATTGTACTAAATATCTTCGGATTTGGTCTTTGGTTGTATTCGTGATGTCGGATGCTAATTGGTCAAGCCCTTGCGTTTGTAGATATTGAAGGATAGTGTAAGCAAACAAATCGGTCTCCGCTGATTTAACTTCCAATGCCTCGTAAATGCCTTTTACAGACCTTTTAACGACCTTACTACTAATTTGAGCCATCTTTACACCCATAGCTAAATGCAGCTTTTGAATGGTCTTTTTAATGGCTTTATCGCTAATTGCGTTATAGTCTAATGTACGGCAATAGGTGTTCACCTGATTTTGTAGTTCTTTTTTGAACTTCGGTGAGTATTGCTTTAATGCGTTGGCATATAATTTTTTATAATCTTGCCAAATCATTTTATGGATTTAGGTTATCAGGAATATTCAAAGGTTGGAATTGGTCAATAGTTTGCAATCCTGTTGGGATATAAAGTTTCTCCAATTCTTCAGTAGGAATATAATCAGGCACTTCAATATTCATAATGTCCAACTTTTGTTTAGGACTAATCCACCACGCTTTATCAAGCCATTCGGTTTGCTCGGATTTATTTGCTTCTAATTCTCCGTAAACTGAAAGGTCGTAATCTACATAAAGATTTGTTCCTTTATAACCCCAGTCCGTGTGTAGTTTCCTATTAAGGTTTTCAGTCAATGCGTTAAGTAATGGGATGGCACAACGAAGTGTTAATGCCTTTTCCCCTTCTCTTTGATTGTTATAGGTCTTTGAATCGCTATCGTTTAAAAGTTGACTAGGTACTCCGTAGATATTACAAAGTGCTTTTAAATCCCATTTTTCCGATTCAATGATATTAAGTTCAACAGGTGAAAGTCCGATTTGTTTCCAATCTACTTTATAACCTGATACTGCAATTGAGTTAAAGTTAGCTGAACCGCCCTTTTGACTTACTGCGGTTTTAAGTGCTTGTGCCTGTGCTTGTCCACTTGTTGGGTCATAGCGTTCATCATTCATAAATAAAACTCCAGCAGGTCCACCATTTTGAAATGATGCAACGGCAGCGGTTTTAGCTTCGTTACTTCTTGTTAAGTTTTTGGCTGCTGCTCGGAGCGGTGATTGTCCGTACAATTGTCCACCTGTAACTCCCCATTGTGGATTAAAGTATTTATCGTGGAGTATTTCTTTTGTATCAAATGACCACATTTGTCCATAGTATAACTGATATCCAGCCCTTGTTGGGGGGAACACATTGATATTTGCAATAATAGCCATATACTGACTAGGTAAAGCAAATAACTCGTATGGTTTGCCCTGATTATTTCCTGCTTCAATAAGTTTGCCATAAATAAAAGAGTTACCTGTTATCAATTTAAAACCGCACCATTGTTCAACTAAATCACTCCAGCAATCTTCCTCATTAGGATATTTTAGCAACTCGTTTAAGCGTTGGTCTCCTGTGTAAAGTTCGTATGCCTTTTTATGTAATGTCTCAAGTTCTTTTAAGTTGATGTCTTTTTGTGCAGCTAAAGATTTGTATTTCTTTGCAGCCTTTTCATCTACAACCTTGTAAACGTGGAATGGTGCAATTTTAGCTTTGTCGGTAATTAGTTTAATGATTGAGTAAACTATATCGTTTGCTACATATCCATCATCAACAAAACTTCTTTGGTCTGCTCCTTGCCAAGTAACTATACCCCTTTCAATTGCTATTTGGGAGTTCATCGGAATTGTTGGAAATAGTGTGTTAATCTTCTTTTTAGTGAAGATGTCAAATAAACCCATATTATTAGAATTTAAACAAAGTTAAAGAAATTTAAGTTAAAATACACTTACTGCAAATTTAGGTTTTGTCAAGTGAGTAAATACCGCATACCTTGAAGCATCTAAAGCATCATCATTTGCTTTTACAGGTTCTTCAATTACATTATCGTTTTTATCCTTTTTCCATTTGTAAGACATAAATTCCCTTTTAAGATTTTGACTATGAAAGTGAATGTTAATAGGATAAGATTTCATTTTAACTATTCCTGCCCATACATCTTTTTGAGCAGGTTTAATATTAAATCCTTGTCGGTAAAGTTCCTCTATTGATTTGGGTTCTGCTGCATCTGCGTAGATTGTTGCTCGTTCAGGCACTTTTTCTTTTATCAATCTTGTAAGGTCGGATAGTGTTAATCCACTTTGATAAATGATTTCCTCAAAATAATTCTCGCCTTCGTGATGGGTAACCTTTATTAATGCAGCTGGGTGGACATATCCAAAGTCAAGCCCATAGAATACATCTCCATCGGGTGCAGTGTCGTATTGTTTCCATTGGGTGTAAATAAGTTCTTTTGCTGCTCCTCGTTCTCCTAATCCGTAAACCTTCCACATAAAGTCATCAGGTAGGTTTTTATACTGCTCAATGTTTTTTATTTGTGATTCCGATAGGTTTGGGATGTTATTTAAGTAGGTAGAATGTATGCGTTTGTTTTCAGGGTTGTCAGCTATTTCATAAACCCAATTGACAAAGTCAGCAGGATTCCAATCAAGGAATACCTTGCCTGTTGTTCTCATTAGTAATTGGTCGTAAAGTGTACGCTTGATTAAGTTAGCTTCGTTGATGAATAGAACATCCCTTGCTGGTCCTCTTGCCTTGCTTTCATCTTCTAATCCAAACAGTTCAATGTAAGACCCATTTGGGTAAGTGTATATAAAATCGGAAAAGCTAAAGTCATTGTCTGACCATAAACCCCAATTCTCCATTATAGATTTAAAATCCCTATAAACTCCTCGCTTGATATGTGGAAGGGAATGCGAAACTATTGAAATCCTTGTCTTTGGATTGTTGTAAGCTATTTCAATCAGTAACTGAACAATGGAATAAGACTTTGAACTCCTTGTGCCACCTTCATTGCAAATGACAGGATAATTGCCTTCGTATGCTCTTTTGTTGGCAAAGAATACTGGTGTTGCATTAATCTTCAATTGGTTTACATCGGTCATCTTCTTGTATTACTATTTGAACGCTACCTTGAATGTTTGCGTTTATGTCGGTTGTTTGTTTTGCTCTGCCTTCTAATCGGTCAAGTATCTCCTGATAAGCACGGATGTCGGATTTCATTGCCTTTGCAATTATCTTCATATCTAACTGCTCTGCTATTGTAAACTCCTCATCTTCGCCTGTAACAGGGTTACGCACTTTGGTAACTAATTGTAGTAAACGCAATAGTCTTGTTTTGCTATGTTCAACTCCTTTAGGTTTCCCTGCTGGGTTTCCTGATACTCCTTTTGGGAATGGTGTTAAGTTTTGTGGATTAGGCATTATCGTTGTATTATCACTGAATTACAAAGGTAATCCGTTCTTTTTGATTATCAAGTTTGGGTCTAATTTCTTCATTCGGTCAACTATAACTTGGCAGTATTTTGGGTCAAATTCAATTCCGTAACAAATTCTATTTAATTGATGAGAAGTTACCATTGTAGTTCCTGAACCAAGATATGCATCTAAAACCAACTTAACTTCTTTTTTAGAATGTCTATCTGCATATTCAAAACACCAAGAAATTATATCAATAGGTTTTTGAGTAGGATGGTTTTTTTCTTCTCTATTAGCTTTTGCTCTTGCATATTCTTTTATTCTCATAGCATTATTAAAAGAAGTCCAAGCCATTTCTCCATCTGCTAAACTAAATCCTCTTTGTCCTTTATCCCAAATTAACCAACCCATAGTTGGCGGTAAGTCATCAGTAAAGTAATTACCACCCCAAATTATTTGATTTTCAGTTATTTGACATAAATATTGTAAAGCTCCACTTTCAGGTTTTGATTTATCCCATTCAGGATTTCCAAAGTTTCTCCATCCGTGTTTATTCGTTTTTTCAGCAAACTCATCTCCTTTAACAAGTTGATTACCATAGTCAATACCATAAGGGGGGTCAGTTAATAATAATTCAGGCTTTTTATTTTGTAATAATAAATCCAAATTGTTAGTATCAGTACTATCCCCACATAGTAATCTATGTTCGCCTATCTCAAATAAATCACCTAATACAATATCCGTTTCAGTTCCGCCATCAGGTACTGCAAAGTCATCTTCCTCTGCTTCTAAATTGTTTACATCAAAGTTTGGTATGTCTAAACCCCAATCAGTAAGTTCCTGTGCATCCCAATTGTTTGCAAGGTCATCCCAATCCCACTCCCCATATCCTACATTGTCCTTTACAATAAATTCCTTTTTCTTTTCCTCGCTTAAATTGTTAGCGTGAATTACAGGAACATCGGTAAGCCCAGCTTCAATACAAGCCTTTAGTCTCATATTACCACCTAATACCATATTATTTTCATCAATTACAATAGGTCGGAGTTCAAGCATTTGGGGGAAATCTTGGATTGACTTTACAAGTTGTTTAAACTTATGGTCTTTAATCAGTCTAGGATTGTTTGGGTTTGGTTTGATTTCGTTTATTAACATTATCGGTTTTTAGTTGGTGTTCTTATAGATGCTGATTTAACAACATTATTTATAATTAGATTATTGTAGCCAATTTCTTTTTTACACTTGCATTTGATGGTGTGTTCCTTTATGGAACTTTGCCAAACATAGTCCTCAATAATTATTCCACATTTGCACTTGTATTCTCTTTTACAAAATGTATCTTTCATTATCCTTGTCTATTATATGGTTTTGTTGGTTTGTCTTTCGGTCCGTTACTTTTTTTGTACTTACCTTTTTTTCTTGTGCCAAAGTTTACTTTACCAGCTGCGTTAAGTTTCGCCATTATTTATACTTTTCTATTAGTTCGTTTAATTCAGTCCTTGACCATTTCTTTATGAGCCTGTGTTGGCTTTCAAGGTGTAATACCATTCGTTCGCCTATTTTATCAATTAGGTTTCTGCGATAGCCTATCAAGTGGAATTGGTCAAAGCCGTTACAAGACTTACATTCTCCGTTTACATTGTATTCATCAAACCTTAATGCTGAACTACCCTTAACAGGAACGTAGTGTCCAGCATCCATATATTCAAAATCCTTTACTTGACCGCAACTAATACAGGTAAAATATCCATCTTGACTATCTCTAGTCCTTATGTAGCGGTTAAATATTTGTTGAGCCTTTGCGGTTAATCTTGGTATTGATTGTAAAGCCATAATGCAAAACTAGGGATTAACTTGTACACGAACAACTAAATGCTGGACTTAAATCGGTAAGGTCTTGCCCTTTAAATAAATCGTTTTGTGCGTAGTTTAGTAATTGTTTGTAGGTTGTATCTCCAAAGTATGTATGTCCTTTACCTTTTAATTTGCTCAATTCCTCATCTTCAATCCATTCGGTTGCTAATTCAGGATATGACCTTAAAATATTTATTACTGCATTTTTACCTTTAAGAAAACATAAAGTGCAGTTTCCTAATATAGCTGGAATTTCCAAAGTGTAAGGTTTTTTACTCCAATAGTCATTAACTTGTGCCTTATCAATACCTTGTTCGTATAAAGGGAATACAGGATATATGTAGGCTTGTCGTTTCTCATATCCTTTAACCCTTCGCTCCTCATCTGCCCTAAATCCTACCATCCACTCATAATCTTGTTTTCCATAGTTTGCCCTTAACCATCTTTTAGCGGTTTTAATCTTTAGTTCAATCGTACATTCCCTTTTAACTCTATTTGGTATTAATCTCCATTTCTTATGCTCTAGCATACCCCTAAATCCGCCTTCGTAACTTATTCTTGTTACAGGTATGTTTTCGTGTGCCTCAAAGTCATTTATAAATTTATAAGTCTTTGGATGCTCCCTTCCTGTATCAGCAAATAAAACAATATCCCCTTCACGATAGTTCATTATTGTCATCAATGCACTTGTCTTGCCTCCGCTAAAATTTATTACTCTTTTCATTTTATTGTTCTAAATATTATAATTCGGTCTTTATGGGTAAATCGTTTTTTATTGACAGGGTTTAAGGATTGTTTAATTTGGTATTCATTTACACCTGTTATTCTTTTTGCGTAGGATATGGATTTAAATATTATTTCTTGTTTATTGTCTAGGTATATCATTCTCACTTGTTGTGCGTTCTCTGCTCCATTCATTTGCTATGTCGTTTAGTAATTTTGTTAATGGTATTAAAAATCCTTTTGAACTGTTGTTATCCCCTCCGTTCTTTAGATATAAGTTTTCTTTGTAGTAAACCCTACAAACTTGTTTTAGTGCTTTTGTTGGGAATATAAAAGATATGTCAAGTTCATCTATTCTATAAATCCAATACTCTGCGGTGGTGGTTGCTAATCCGCTGGGCTTACCTCTTGATTCGTATTCAAAGAATAAGTTTCCTGTTTTATGAATTAACCTATCGTTTTTTACTTCAATATGTTTACCATCGGAAAACATATAATTTATTAAATCTTCGGCTTTTTCGCCAAAGTTAAGGTCGTGGGTAAAGCTGGATGAGTATTTCATTTTATTAATCGTTTTATTTCGTAGTATAAATCAAATGTTCCCAATATCATAATGGCAAGTATAAAGCCTATAAATATCCTTGTGAACTCAATTGTCAGTTTAAACAGTTCTTTCATAGTTGGTTATTGTAGTGCATCATTAAAGAATACTTTTTACATTGTTGTTTCATTGTTTCCTCATCAATTAA